CTGGGCGATCACACTGGTCAGCTACTTCTGGGTGTTAATGGGGACTGTATGGATAAGCGCGAATCAAATGCCTTGATCTTTTTGCTGTGCCTCATCGTAGGCGTGCTGTTTGCGTTGCTATTCTTCGCACTGCTGGAGGCTGGCAAATTTAAAGGAAAATTAGACAGCAGTACGCGAGAAAATGTGCGTGCTGCGTTGGCGTTGCGCGAGAGCCGTGAGAAGCTGGAGCGTTTGTTAAAAGCGGTGCAAGACACTGAGAAAGGTGAAAAATGATTGACAGTTACAAAGGCATGAGTGCCGAAGAGATTGAGGTTCGAGTGTGGGCCTTCGTGGTCAAGTCGATCACCCTCATGGTGATGACCATTGCGTTTGGTGTTTTGTGGGCCATCGCCTTCGAAACACAATCCGAAGAGCTTGCACCAATTGATGCGATCTTCTTGGAGATTCTCAAAGCCATTGCCTTCATGGGTGTTGGTACTCTGGGTGGTATCTCTGGACGCAAAGCAAGCACGGCTATTGCAGCCAAACTAGCGGAGCCAGATGATGGACAGCCTTCTTAATCTATTGAAGAGCGCAGCCCCGGCGCTGGCCACTGCGGTGGCTGGCCCCATGGGTGGCATGGCCGTCAAGGCCATTGCTGACAAGCTGGGTGTGCCTGCTTCCATTGGCGAGGTGACTAAGGCTTTGGAGGCTGACCCATCGTTGGCGCTCAAGCTCAAAGAGATCGACACTCGCGCATTCGAAGCTGAAACCAAAGCCGTCAGCGAACGCTGGCAGGCTGACATGGCCAGCGACTCGTGGCTGTCGAAGAACATTCGACCAATGACGCTGATCTACATTCTGTCTGCCTTCATCTTGATGGCAGTGGCAGATGGCTTTGGATTCCGTATCGCCGAGTCCTATGTGAACCTGCTGGGTCAGTGGGGCATGATCGTAATGACCGCCTACTTCGGTGGTCGCACTGTTGAGAAAGTAATGGAGAGCCGCAAATGACAAACCTAACCCCAAACTTCACACTTGAAGAGCTGACACACACAGATCACCGCGAGTTGGATAACACGCCAACCACCGCCGAGAAGTGCATCATCGACGGCAAGGAAGTGATGGTGAATGCCTACGAGAACCTGCCACGCTTGGCCAACTTCCTTGAGCAACTCAAGGTCATCTTGGGTGGCAAGCCAATCATGGTGAACAGCGCATTTCGCTCTGAGTCTGTGAACACAGCTGTCGGCTCAAAGAACACCAGCGACCACCGTCGCGGTTGTGCCGCTGACATTCGTGTGCCAGGCATGACCCCTGATGAAGTGACCCGCGCCATCATCAACTCGAACCTGCCTTACCAGCAAGTCATCCGTGAGTTTGATCGCTGGACCCATGTGGCCATCACCACCAATGACAGTGATGTCCCCAAGAAGTCCAAACTGATCATCGACAAGTTAGGCACCCGCGCTTACGCTTGACCACGACGGCACACTGACCCACGTTGTTCTCTGAGGCTTGTACTCAGGCGGCGTGGGTTTTTCTTTGGCTGCTGCTTTTCGGATCTTCTGGTTGACCAGCTTCTGTTTAGCACGCTGCTTCTTGGCTGCGGCGCGTCTAGCGATGGCCCGCTTCTCAGCATCTGCCTGCTTATCGTCAACTACCACAGCACCCTGAAACTCAGCAGGCTTGATTGCATTGGCAGGCACAGCCACACAGCACCACAAAGCGTTGTAGGTTCGCGCTCCACTTTTGGAAGGTACGAACTTGACGATGTAGCAGCCGTAGGTGCGCCGTAGGCACGCGATCACCAAGTCCATGGGTGAATCCACCAACTTCGATATTTCACGCACTGTGAGGCCCGTAGGGTTGGCCAGCAAAACATCACGAACCCTTTCCCCAATTGGCTTTTGCATCTCAGACTCCCTTCTGTTGACGATATTGTTTGACCGCGTTACGCAGTCCTGCTTGTGTTGTGGCTTTCTCGTCAAGTGCCAGTGCCTGCGCTTGGTCCAGTGTGTCGCGCATCAAGATGCGATGACAGATGACTGGCACACCTTGACCTTGGCGGCGCACGCGGGCGTTGAACTGCTCGTACAGATCCAGTGACCAGTTGAGGCCGTACCACACCAAGATGTGACCATTCTTTTGCAGACCGTCGATACCGTGGCCCATCGATGCTGGGTGGCCGATCATCAGGGCGCAGTCGCCAATTGCCCAGCGGTGCATGGCATTGACCAAAGACGCCTCGGTCTTGCACTCGGTCAGGTTGATCGGGCGCAGGTCTTTGAACTTAGTCATGATGCGCTCGGCATCTGATCGGTAAGCATAAGAGCACAGCACCGGTGAACCCTGAGCCTCGTCCAAGATCTCCTCAAGGGCATCGAGCTTCAGGTCATGCACAGGCTCCCACAGGGGCATCCCAGCCACTGGGTACATTGCGCCATTGGAGAACTGCAAGCACTTGCCGGTGAGCGAGGCTTGGTTGAACACCTCCACCGTGCTGCCGCTGTCCAAGGTCAAGAAGAACTCCTTCTCCATGCGCTCATACTTGGCACGCAGCTCATCGGGCATCTCAATCTCGATGTTGTTGACCATGAGGTCTGGCAGCGGGTTATAGTCCTCTGCACTCATCTCGAGTGTGATGTCACCAATCAACTGTTTGATGGTGCTCTCGGTATCGTCATAGGGCACTTCTTTGTAGGGTCCAGCCTTGCGGTAAAACCGGGTGCGGAAGGCCGTCTTCGATGTGCCGAGGCGCTGACCCTTGTCTACCACGAGAAACTGGCCGTGTAGGTCCTTGTAGCCGTTTGACGCAGGTGTACCAGTGAGACCCGTAGACCAGGTGAAGTGATCCAACACCTTGCGGGTAGCCTTGACCCTGTTGGTGCTTGAGTTTTTCATCTTGCTAATTTCATCCCACACGATGCCATTGAAGGGGATCGGCTTGTCTTTCTTGACGAAGTAGGTCTGCAAGGTCTCAGCCATCCACTGGAGGTTTTCGTAGTTGATCATGTAGATGTCAGCATCACGAAGCAGGGCGCGTGTGCGCTGGTCCCGTGTGCCTGTGACCATGCTGAATCGCAGGTGCTTGGTGTGCTCCCACTTAGCAGCCTCTTGACGCCACACCAGTCGAATGACTCGGATCGGGGCGACGATGATCACACCACGCAGGAAGCCGGTGCTAATGAGGTGCGACAGCGTGGTCAGTGTGATGACGGTCTTCCCTAATCCCATATCTAACCAAAGCATCGAGTTGGGATGGGAACACTGGAAGTTGACAGCCTTCTTTTGGTAGTCATGGAGCAGGTTTGGTGTCAGTAGTTTCATGCACCCACCATCAAGTCAATGACCATCATACCGTTCTCGACGTTGTCGATCACGAACACGTTCATCTTATGACCACGCAGCTTGTCGTGCTCACGCGCTTGAGCTGCCGTTGGCTTTTGACCGGCACGTTTGAACTCGATGAAAAAACATCGACCATCGCTTGTGATAAGCAGACGATCAGGTACAGCAGCACGCCCAGGGCTAGTGAACTTGTAGACAGCAACTGATTTAGTTTTTGCATAGTTACACACCTTTGCTTCGATTTGTTTCTCAAGCATTACTTCACACCTTTATCATCAAGCCACAACATGAATAGCAGGCAACACCCAGCATGAGCCAGGTGATGCAGACCACTCTCAGGGTCACGCTTCTCACCATCACGCCAAGCGTGGACATGGCGCATCAGCGCATCGTAGTAACGCTCTGGGCCACGGTCAACGTGCTGCCAGTTGTTCTCTTTGTACTTGGCTGCACCGAACTCAAGCACCTGAATAATTTGCTGCACAGTGTTGGCTGGCAACAGGCTCCAGCGTGGTTTCGCACCATCGAATTTCATACCTTGTGTCACTTGGTTTTCCTCTTTTAATTCTGAGTAAGGTAACGGAATCACTATGTCTTTCAGGCCAGCCCCAAACATAACTTCTCCACTTCTCGAACGTAATAGTCAAAGTCAACTGGCAGCTTGCCAGCATCACGGATGTCGTTGCAGACCTGCACACCCCAGCCAGACTCCACACCCATCTTGCGCCACTCGTGTTTGCCCTTGAGCGGTGGCATGTACTTGAACAGTCGACCACCGCCTTGTGCGATGTAGTAGCGCGTGATGTTTTGGATCTGTTGAGGCTGTTGACCCTCGTGCTCAATGGCGAGGTAGCTGCTGCGTGGCACTTTGGTGCGCATCATGAAGTCCATGATCTCTGGCCACTGCTCCACAGTCTCACGAATCGGTGCGCCATCGACCAGTACCTTTTCGGCAACCTTAGCTATCACCATGCCGCCGTGGTTCTTGCTCCAGTCGAGGTTGTATTCATAAGCACCTTTGCGCTTGACCTTACCGTTCTCATAGACCGCGATGTAGTTGTTCACGTCACGGATCATCATGGTTTTGTAAGTCGCCTCTTCCAGCTCCAACCTTGTCAATTCTTCCCAGCGTTTGCGTACCGAGTCAACATGGTGTTTGTTAGCGCGAGGCACACGCACAGTCAGACCGTCAGTGTTCACTTGAATCAACTGAAGACCAGGAATCAGCATCAACCCTTCGGCAAGTACACACAACAACAACTGACCGTTGAGCGTGATCGTCATGGTGTACAGCGGGTCATAGAACACGCTGAATGCGTTGTTGCTGTCACCGTACACACCGTTCAATGCCAGTTTAAGCATGGCGTTTTCAGCGCTGCTCTTGGGGTATGTCTTGCGCTGCTCGTACAGATGCTTGTAGATGTCGCAGAACGACTCACCTAGATGCTTCGGGTAAAAGCGATTAGCAATAGCAAGATTTGGATAATAGCTACTGACATCCAAATCAACAATGACGAAGTCGGTGTCCGATTCAACAATTTCCGATTCAATAGAACCGTGGATGCCACCAAGACCAAACACAAACTCAAAGCCGTTAACACGAGCTGTGACATCCTCGAACACCCCTTTGGTTTCTGTGATTGATTGACCCTTTAGCCAGTTGAGTATACGGGTGAACTCTGGATGCTCAAAGCTGATCCATGGCAAGATGGCTTCAACCAAGTTGATCACAGGGCGCTTGGTTTGACGTGGTGTGCGACCACTGGGGCCGAAGTCGTACAGGGCAACACCAGCCTCTTCGAGCTTCATAGCGAAGTAGTCTTTACCGATCTTGGTGTCGTTGTGGTTCATGAAGTCGCGCTGATACTTGTGCGTCAGCTCTTCACGGAACTTGATCATGTCCAGCGTGTGGAAATAGAACTGCTTGGTCTGTGCTACGTCGTGCTTGTTGTATTTCTTGAGCAAAGGGATCTGCTCAGCTGTGAGGTTTGTACCAACCTTGAACGGCAGGTCTTCGATGTTGTCACTGCGCATGTTGAACTCAAGAACCTTGAGACCAGTGGCGCGTGCCTTGTTGTCGAAGTGATGGATCTTGAACAGGTCGATCTGCTCCACGAATCGGTCAGCAGGCTTGACGTTGTGCATCCATCGCTCGTCACCATCTTGACCACCGATGATGGCCATGGCTTTGTTGTAGAGCGTGCGTGCATCGCTGTTACCCATGCGAATGAGTGTGTGCAGCACTGGGTAGTCGAAGCCGAGAGAGTTGAACCCGATCATGCGGGCGTTGATGTTCTTGAGATAGGTCAAGAACTCGATGATCTGTTTGCTGTCGTTGCGGTGGTCACTGATCTCAAACATCCATTGGAATGGCATGTCGGCGTGCTCCACAGCCAGCGTGAAGACATTGGGGTATGTCTCAATATCGAAGATAAAGTCATTACTCATTACGGTTACCGGTTAGGTGGGGGTCACGCGAGGCTGTAGCTCCAAAAAGGATTCGCGCTCCCCCCGATTACATTACTGACCTGTCATGAATGATGGCAGGCCGGGCATCACGGCAGCAGGGGCTGCACCGAAGCCAGCAGGCGCACCTGCAACAGCACCAAACATACCAGACGCATCCACGTTACCTTCACCGAAGGCTGTGTCGTCACCAGCAAACTGCAAGGCAATCAAATCGCAACGGATGCCGCGACCATGAGTGTTCTCTTGCAACCATGGCTTCACCGCAGCATTGACACGACAGCCACCGTACATCTTGCGAGTCAGTTGCTGGTATGCCATTGTGTTGGCGGGGTCCACAGGCGTACCGTCAGCTTGGATGATCTGTGGTGGTGTGTCACGACCAGCACTGATAAAGAACATGCCGGGGTAGCCATCGTAGGGTTGGAAGGTCTTCTTGTTGACCTTCTCTTCACCAACACCAAAGCAGCGTGACTTGCGGTCTTGCTGGATCATGCCCATCACGGTCTGTGCGTGCTCTTTCCACTTCTCCAAGGCCATCGCGCCATAGCGTTGCATGAACTGGGCGAGGCCAGCATGGTCCTTTGGCATGATGAACTCGGCGTTGTAGCTGATACGCTCCTTGCCGGTTTGTTCGTTGATCTTGCGCTGTGGCTCAGTGATGTGAGGGAAAGACAAGCGGACGTTCGAGAGAAAAATTACATCTGACATTTTTGATTACTCCAATTTACATTAACCATGCTGGCAGTGCTTCCACTGCTGGCGTTTCCACTGCACTGAACATCGGTGCAGCGTTCGTGATAACCGCAGGACGGCTATCAGACTCAGGGACGACAGTTAACTTGCCTGCCATCTTTGTGATGTACTCTTGATCCAGTGTTTTCAACTGACGATCAGAGAGTTGTTTACGTACCTTCTCACCTGCCTTAGTTGCTTCCCATGTGAGCTTCTCAGCTTTCGCAGGCGTGACGAGTTTTGTCTCATAGACAGCGCCCTTGGGGACACCCATCTTGATGAGCTTCTCGGCAATCTGTTCTTCGGGGAGAGACCATGCGCGTGAGCCACGACCATTGACCAACTTGAGACCTGGAATCTCTACACCAGTTTGTAGACGACGCAGGGCTTCAGCTTCAACAGCTTCGAGGAATTGACGCATCAGGGGAGCACCTTCCATGATTTGACGAAGCGATTGATCGTCCATCTTGGCAGGATCTTTGTCGGCAGCTTGCTGCGCGATTTCGGTTGCTTGTGTTGTGACCGGTTGGAACATTACACCCACACTTTCCATTACGTTACCTGCCAGTGCAGAGCATGAACCCTTAGCACGACAGAATTTACATTGACTATCACCCGGCACGAGTGGAGCATTGGGGTCTTCTGTGGCTTTCGCCTTGACCACCATCTCAGGAATTTTATCAAGCATTTCCTTTGTGCTCAATGTGTGCGATGTGATAGGCGGCATGCCTTTGATGGCCAGTTTGGGTTGAATGATGGTGAGCTTTACCGTGTGGTAAGGGTACTCAGCATTCACAGGCAGCTTGAACGAAGCCAACACACCCATCGCATACTGCTCGAGTTGTTTGTTGTCCTTCGCGCTCACCACACCCATGCCGTCTTTGTAGTCGATGATCTCGACAACACCACCGCCACGAATCTGAACGTCCACTGTGCCAGACAGGTCATCACGACCAATCAGCCACGCGGGGTTCACACGATTCTCAGCAAGCACTTCGGGGAAGTGACCACCAGTGACGATTTCGTTGACGCGAGATTTCAAATACTCAATGGCAGACTTGACACGAGCAGCACGGTCAGCATCGACAACGAACTCACCTTCGTGGTCCTTCATCTTCACGCCGACCATGGTCGTGGGGTCAGCCAGTTGAGCCTTGACGCAGTGCTCCAACAGTGTGTGGCTGTGTGTCCCGTCCTTGGCAGCAGGGCCGCCGTCTTGTTCGGGATACTTAGCCTCCTCACGGATGGAGCCAGGGCACACCATCCAACGGTGTGCGCGGCTCGGACTCAGTTGTGCGTGGGCTGTCATATCAGTAATCCATCGCACGGCGCAGATCGCGTATCTTCATATGAAGCAAAGGACCAAGAGACTCACGACTGGCTTTGGCTTGAGCCAACTCATGCTCAAGGTGGGCTATACGGCGGTCAAGGTTTTCACCAACTGTAGGGTCGTAATCGACCTCACGCGCAATCTTTGCCTGTTCAGCACCAATAACTTGATTTGGGTACATGATTAACCTTTCAAAGCCTCAACGCCTTGGAACAACGCGCCGTAGTGCTCGGGTTTCACATCGTTGATGTTTTGGTAGCCCAGACCTGCCAACACGTTTTGAATCATTGCACCCTTGGTAGCACCGATCTCTTTGTAGACACCCATGACGTACTGGATCAAGCCGGGACCATCGGTGAACGGTGCGCCTGATGCAACAGGTGCGGCAGGGGCCACAGGTGCTGCGAATGATGGCATCGCTGGCATCACGGGAGCTTGTGGTGCTACAGGAGCAACGGGTGCAATGGGAGCTGAGGGTGCAACAGGTGCGGCGACTTGCGCAACAGGTGCAGCAGGTGCTACATTGATGCCTTCAATTTTCGCAGTCAAGGCGATGACAGCAGCAGCGAGGTTTTTGATTTCGAGTTCAAGAGACATGGTAGAGACTTTCTTTACTGTTTACGGGAGGTTGAATTACAAGGCGGTCTTCGTTGAACGCCTCGACGATTTCACGAAGCACATTCGACGGTGTGCCGAACTTCTGTGCCTTGGTGTGAAATTTGGTTCGCGTCTTGTCTGTCACTCGGACAACAAGGAACGCTGATTTGATTTTTGTGGGCTTCATAAAAATAAATTCCGTTTCGTTGCATGAAGTGTATCACATGTGTGCTACCATTGTTCAACAAATTTAAAAATATTTTTGGAGAATTGGAATGGGTTTCAACTGCAAGCAAGGTGACCTAGCTATTGTTGTAAATAGTCAGGCTGGTAACGAGGGGAAAATTGTTAAATGTTTACGCGCTGCATTCACAGAAGGCGTACCTACCATTGAAGGCACGTTTGTTCATTTCACCGGTGGTCCACGATACGTTTGGTTGACAGAAACAATTGTCAACATCAAAGGTAGGACCAGCGGTCGGGTGCTCCACACTTATTTCGTTTCTGATAAAAACTTAAAACCTTTGCGTGGTGATTTGTCGCAAGACGATGAACAAACTGAAAAAGAAAAAGCCCTGACCTTGTGAGGCAGGGCTTTAAAGAAGGAGAACTCATGAACAAGTTGACAACTGCGGCTGTCGGAACCATTATATGACATTACCAAACCAAGTACAACAACACCCAGCCTCAGTGGACGCCTACATCAGACACGGTTGGTCTCTCGTGCCCATCCCCATGGGTACCAAGGGTCCACGCACGCCTGGTTGGAACATCCGTGAGAACGCACTGCGCTCACAGACAGACCTGCCACCCGGCTACGGTATCGGCTTGGCTCATGCCTACAGTGGCACGATGGCACTCGACATCGACAGCTGGCCACTGGCCACCACGATGCTGCACGCTGCGGGTATCAACCTCGAGGAGCTTTACAACGCACCCGATGCGGTGGTGGTCGACTCTGGCAAACAGGGTCACGGCAAACTGCTCTATCAGATGCCCTTTGGCTTGGCCCTGCCATCGAAGAAGATCCTGCAAGGTAAGGTCACGGTCTATGAGCTGCGCTGCGCCACAGCTAACGGTCTCACTGTGCAAGATGTCCTGCCCCCATCCATCCACCCAGAGACACTGCAACCCTATCGCTGGGCAGGCAAGGGTCACTGGATGCGCTTACCCACTGCACCGCAGGCTCTGCTCGATCTGTGGCAAGGCATGCTCGAGCAAGACAAGCAGCGCGTGGTCGCCACCGGCGATGCAGTTGACGCATCATGGGAAGAGATTCGCCTAGCCCTTGAGCACGTCAGCCCTGATGTCTCACGCGATGAGTGGGTCACCATCGGCATGGCCCTGCATTGGGCAGGCACGCAGACCAACCAACTCGATGCAGCCATGAGCCTGTGGAACGAGTGGTCAGCACAGTCACAGACCAAGTACCCCGGTGAGCGCGAAATCATCACGCAATGGGTCAGCTTCAAGACCGACAAGGCTACCGCTGTCAAACTGGGCACACTGTTCCACATTGCACGCCGCCATGGATGGACACGCCCCGAACCAGATGTGACTGCGCTCTTCGCTGCTGTGGACACGCCACCCATGAAACCCATCGATGTGCACCAAGGGCTGCGTCCACCACCACCCGACATTGACCTGAGCCTGTGGCCATCCATCTTGGCCAAGCGTGCGCAAGAGGTCAGCGATGCCGTGGGCTGCGACCCACTCGTGCCCCTGTTCGCTGGCATGTCTGCTGTCTGTGGTGTCGCTGATGCACGCATCCGACTCGAGTTGATGGAGGGTTTCAAAGTCCCACCCATCCTGTGGCTCATGACCTTGGGCGACCCAGCTGACAAGAAGTCACCAGGCTCACGCCCCATGCTGTCAGCGCTCAGAGAGATCGAAGCAGAGGACCGCCCACGCTACCAAAAAGAGTTGCTTGATTGGGAAGGCAAGGAGGCTGCCTACGCGGGGGCCAAGAAGGCATTCCTCGACTTCGCTGCGTCACCCGAGGCCATGATGACCAACGCGGCCATGCCCACAGTGCCAGAGATGCCACCGCAGCCAGTGCCCCTGAAGATCACGGTCTCAGACATCACGTCACAAAAACTTGTGCGCCATGCTGCCGAGCGGCCACGGGGTCTGCTATGCTATCTGGACGAGATGAACTCGTGGATCAGAAAGCTGACCGACAAAACCAGTGGCGAAGACCGTTCAACTTGGGTCGTCAGCTACGAGTCAGAGTCTTATGAGATGGATCGCGTTGGCGCAGGCTCGATTCATTGCGACAACTTGGCCGTCAGCATCTACGGCAACATTCAGCCAACAGTCTTTCGTCAGAACCTCGCATCGTTGGCCAGTGATGGTCTGTTGCAGCGTTTCATACCCGCAGTGCTTCGCGGTGGTAAGACCAAACTGGGTAACCCTACACCCGACTTTATGACCAGCCGTGCCCAGTGGGACCAGACGCTGCGCATGATCTACTCATTGCCAGCCTTAACCTATAAGTTAAGTCCAGAGGCGTATGCCGAGTACCGTGCGTTCCAAGGGTGGTATGAGTCAGCCAAGCAGGATGAGCGGTTGCTGCAATCGTCCGATGTGTTCATGACCGCATTCGGCAAGCTAGAGGGCACAGCAGGGCGCTTGATTCTCATGTTCCACATGATCGAGTCACCCTACGAAATCTATGTGTCCAAGGGCATTGTGGAGCGCGTGATCCACTTGGTCAAGAGCTACCTGATCCCATCGTTTCGTTACGCACTGGGTGAGGTGGTTGGCACATCATCGTTCGATGTGTGGGTCACTGATCACATCATCCAACACTGCGACAAGCCAACTGTGACCTTGTCTGATCTAAAGCGGTCAGCACGTCGACAGATGGACACTCAGAGTGTGTGGCAGCAAGACCAAATGGTGTTTGGTGCGATGCAGGTGCTAGAGAGTGTTGGCTGGGTGGTGCGAATGGACGATGGTACGAAGGAAAACCAACACTATGCGTTGTGGGCAATCAATCCAGACTTGGCTATCAAGTTTAAGAGTCACCGCGAAGAAGTCATCAAAGCCAAGCAGCGTCAGATGGATGAGATGTATAAATTGAGTCCGAAGGAAAAGCCCACGGTGTATGGGTTTGACGAGTTAGGTGAATGATAAAGTGAATGATAGAGTGAATGAGAAAAGGGACCGCTTGGTCCCTTTTTTATTCCAGCCACACTATGTCAAAAACTAGGATGAGTGCAACAAGATAGAGCGGGTCCATCACTTGCGTGCCTCCCGCTTCAGTTTTGGCAGTGGTGCCCAATGGGTATAAAAGTCACCTTTGCCGTGGTACTCGCCGTACATGGCCACACCACCCCTGCCGAGTAGCTGTACCTTGGCCCCACGGGGGCACGTTTCGATTGGCTGCCAAAAGTAGTTGTGGTCCACGGCTGCAACGCCTGTACTGTCGAGTTGGGTCATAGCGGTGCGTCCTCATGGTTGTCAGGGTTAAACCGTGGCACTCGGTTGCCGCGATCTAGGGGGTTGGGGTGTGGTGGGAAGGGCCAAGTGTTCATGCTTCACCTCTTGCTCGGATTTCAGCTTGGAAATCTTCATTCCATGACAGACTTCGTGCATATCCGTAAACAACATCAAGCAGTGCCTCACGCTCTTTAGCTGCTACCAGTTTGGCAAAGTCTTCAAGTTTCTTTGAATATTCTTTTGTGACGTTATGCCCAAGAGAAAAGCCAGCCTGTCTAGCCATTTCAATGATTTCGTCTTGAGTCATTGCATCTTCTCCTGTGCTTCGTGTGGATCCATGTGCATCATCTGCTGGAAATAGATGGCAAACGATGCCTTGGTGTCGTTGGGGAAGGGCATCGCGTTGACGCGGGTCATGGCCTCCTGCATGGCCGAGTTCCAGCCAGATAGAAACACAAACTTGGCAGCATCGGTGGGCTTGAGACCAAGGTCACCGTACAGCCTGTCGTAGTGGTCGAGTGCTTTCATTTTCTCTCCTTCACTGCAATCATGCCCGTGCCGTACCCAGCCAGCATACAGCCAAGACTCGAAACGACCACGCTATCGGACAATGCCAAGAGCACGCCGATCATGAAAACGGGGAAGCTGTAGTCGATCTTCACCTTGGGTTTTGTGTAGGGGCCGAACATCGCAGCGTACACGGTCATCGCTTTACCAGGACCCTCTGGGACATAGATGTCCATCTCGTCGTTCATCAAAATCTCTCTCATTTCTAATCCTTTAAATGTAATCAATAATTTTTGCATTACTGATTTAGGTTTCACGAATGGCTTTTCAAAATCCGATCAATCATGTTGACCTACACCGAATAAATCGTCAGCCAAAACATTTCCGACTTTCAAATTCATTGGGCAAATCGGTTAAGGGTACGGGTTTTCACCTATACGGAAAAAGCCAGCCAAAAGATCACCCCTGAGCCTCGGGCGCGGGGTCGGCGGCGCGGCGGCGGCGCGGCGCGGGCTTGGCCACGGGTGCAGGCGGTAGCAGCGCGGCGCGGTGCAGCTCGGGTGCCATGGTTTCGATCAGGGCCAGCACGGCCAGCAGGCGGGCGGCCACTGCAGGCGGCGTGCGGGTCCCATTTTGCCACTTGATCAGGGTATGCACCGGCACGCCCAAGTAGTCGGCCAGGGCCTGGGTGCTCAGGCTCAGGCGCTGGGCCAGCTCGGCCAGCTGGGCAGGCGTCACGGTATTGTCAGGGGGCGCGGTGGCGGTCTCGGGTGTGTTCATGGGTCAGGTTCTCCAGGGGTTAAAAAGCCCGGCCACGGGGGCCAGGCGGGGGTTACTCGGTCAGGATGTCGCGCACGGTGGCCACGGCTGCAGCTGGGTCCGGTGGCCGGTCAGTGGCCCGCGCGATGCGGTCCAGTTGGTCCCGGCGCAGGCTCAGGCGGTCGGCCATGATGCGCAGGTGGTGGCCCTCGCAGGCGTCAGCGGCGCGGATCAGCTCGGCGTCAGTCAGTCGGGCGTCGAAATAGGCCATTATTTACGGCCCCGGGCCTCAGCGCGGCCACGCTCGATCAGGGCGCGGGCGTCGGCCACGTCGCGGCCCTCCTCGCTCGATAGCATGGCCCGCAGGACCTCGGCACGGGCGCGCGCGGCGTCCACGGTCTCGGCTTGTTCATAGCGGCGTCCGGCTTCGATGTAGGCGTGTTCGGTGTGGTTCATAAGGTCGCCCCCTCAACGTCCCACAGGTCGAAATTCTGGCCAATGGTGGCCAGGATCTCGCGTGCGGCTCCTTTGGCGTGCTTGATGCCGGTCAGGTCCTCGTCGATGGCCTGCAGGGTGGCCACGGCTTGGCCTAGGGCACGCTGCAGCGCGTCGATGCGGGCGATCAGCTCGGCGCGGTCAGTGTCGCCCGAGATATAGGCCAGGCGCTCGGCTTCGGTGGTGGTCAGTTTTTGGTGTGTCATAGTGTCAGGCTTTCAAAATAGGGATCACGCGTCGGGCTTTGGCGTCAGTCACGCGGGCGCGGGTACCATGGGCACGGAATCCGATAATCACGCCTCGATCAGCGCGGGCGCATAGCCCACAGGTGGCGCAGGTTACCCCGTCGCGGGTTTGTGCAGGGCATACGATGATTGTGCGGCCCTCGGGGGTGTAGCTCTTCTCGGGTGTGTCCATGGGCACAATGGCGGCCACGGGTCCAAGATCAAGCGCGGCCAGCGCGTCAGCGTCGCCCGCGTCGTCGGCGCTCAGGTTTACAGTGAAGCCCCAAGCAGTGGCGTGCGCGGCCCACGTCAGGGCCTCGGCGCTCTTTTTGTGGGTGTATGTGAACCCACGCCGGCCAAAATTCGCACGGACCAATTGACCCAGCGCGTCAGCGTCGACGTCCTCGCCCTCGCCTGGTAGGTCCCCGGCCACATTGTGGCGCCACAGTTGGCCAGGGGGCAGCGCGGCCACGGCCTGGCATAGCGCGGCCAGGTCTCCCCCTCGCTGGGTTACCTTGTCCCACGTCATGCGGGTGTAGTAGTCCTCGGCATAGCAGTCAGCGCGATAATGCGGGCAGCTCGGGGGGCAGGTTTCCCGCTCGGAGTAAGTCACAGGGATGGGGCCGGTTTTGCTATTTGCGGAAACCTTCACAAAGTGATAGCGTGCCATTATGCAAACCTCCCGCGTGCGATATCCTCGGCGCGGTCAGCGTCGAAATACAGGCCCATCAGGTGCAGGTTCTCGGCCCCGTAAACCTTGTCAGCGTAGCAGTGCGGGCAGGTGTACTGGCCAGCGTCAGGCTCGACGCCCTCGACGGTGTCACCACAGGCGAGACAAAAGCCGGTCGCGTTGTCCCCCTCGATGATTTCAGTCAGCAGCGCGTCGCTGAGTTTATATTGCAGGCGGCCATTTTTAGCGCGGTATTGTTTAACGTGGTCCATGGTTCAGGCTTTCAGGTTCAGGCCGTCAGCGGCGGCCAATTGTTCGATTTGTGCGGCTAGGGTGTGAAAATTAGCATCAGTCAGCGCGGCCAAGAATGCGCGGGTTATCTGGCACCCGTCCCACGCAAAACGCGCGGCCAATTTGTCGCCGATTTGCTCGGGGGTGTCGGTGTCTTCGATTTGTAGAATCAGGCGGTCCATGGTGTCAGCCTCCAATGTGTGAAACGATTAAGCGATCAGCGGGCACGCCGGTGCGGCTTTGGATAACCTGGGCGTGCAGTAGCTCCCCAATACCCTTAACCAATGAATCAAGATCACGCGCCCAGCGATTAGGCCCGCCGGTGTAGTCTTTCAAGTGCTGGGCGGTGCGGTACATATAACCCAGGGATCCGCACGGCTCGGTGTTCACGTAGACAATGGCCCCCTGCAGCTCAATAAACCCGCTGCAGCCTCGTTTGTCGTCGTTCACGCGGATATTGCGCAGCGTGCAGGTGTGGGCAGGGGAAAACCGGTTTTTTAGTTTGGTGGCGAGAATTAACATCACTTAGCCCCCTTGCGTGCACCGATACGAACCACAGAGTAAGGCATGCCGGTCTCGGTGAACTCTTGAATCAGCGCCTCAGTGGCTCCCAGGTGCTCGGCGAGTGCTCGCCAGTTGATCAGCTCACGGCCTGGGCAGTGGCTCACGGTGGCGCGGAATAGATCACCATCAATCGCGGCTTCGCCGGTCAGGATCAGGTCGGCTTTTAGGCTCTTCTCGAGGTTCTCAAGCTCGGCCAGCTCGGCCTTAAGGTGGCCCAAGCGGTCGACAATCTGGGCGGGTGTAAATTCGTTTTTCATGGTTTACCTCTTTTTACAGTTACGGGTTACAGGGTCAGGGGATCAGGTCTTAGGCGGGCACGAATAGCACGCCGAAATAGTGCAGCAGCAGCACGGCCAATATGGCCCCTAAGCACGCGCCAGCGGCGTATTCATACCATCCGGTTTTGTAGGGCAGGCGCTCAGGCTCGGGGGTGTAGATAATGCGGTGTTTTTGATATTTCATGGTGTGGACCTCTTAAACAATAAACTCGGGCAGGTGCACCACGTTCAGGCGCACGGCGTGCTGCATCAGTTCGAATGATGATTTGCGGGTACGGGCGGCGCGGATCATCGAAGATAACGCACGGGCCACAAAGTCACGGCCCAAGCCTGCAGCGTGCATAGCTTCGATTTTGGCCAGCTCTTTAGTTTCTGATTTGTTCATGGTCTCACCTCTTACAGTTACGGGTTACATGGGCACCGGTTTGCGCCGGTGTGATTAGAGTATAACGCACAATTGACCCATTGGGTTGACTTGTCAAGTATTTATTTTCTAGGTGTTTACACTAACCCATTGGGTTAAGTCCCAGCGATACCCGCAGGCGGGCCGCGTCGCGTGCGGCCACGGCCTCGGCCTCAGTGGCAAACCGGCCCAAGTGCAACACGCGGTCATTGTGCCTAATGGCGGCCTGGTGGCGCTTGGTGGCCCTGGGCAGGCGTGCGACGCGCTCACCGGTGCGCAGGTAGTGCAGGACCAGGGCAGCACTCACCGTGCGGCCTTCGAATTGAACGCGCTCACCGGTGCGCACGATGCACGCGGGACCGTGCGAGTAAGTCAGGCGGCGGCACAGGTGGCCATTGTGATCGATTAGCTCGGTTTCTAGCAGCACGGGCGGCGCGGGCTTTGCTGGGGCCGTGGTGCTGGGCTTGGGCTTCTTGGGTGCAGGTGTGTCGCTCAGTCCCAGGATGTGCAGCAGCTGGGCGTCGGTCATGCCTTCGATTAGGTCCATGTCCGCGCCGGTCTTGTCATATGCTCGGTCCTCGAGTTGTTCGCGGGTCAGGTTGTGGGGTTTCATTGTGTCAGTGCTCCATTGTTCAGGTGTTAGCATGTTAGCACAATTCCCGCAAGGGTGTGACAATGTGACTGGCCAGGGGGTGAAAGGTTTTGAGATTCTCGGATTTCTTGTGTATTCTAGAAAGTCGTAATAATTCCCCCTCCCGTGCGGAGTCACGTTGTCACAGCTCCCACAGGATCAACGCTAACATGCTAACAATGGGCCACTGGCTCACAGAATCAACGCTAACATGCTAACAGCTCACCCAATGGGTCAGGGATACATTTAACCCAATGGGTCGGTGTCACAGTTGCCACAGGATCAACGCTAACATGCTAACACGTACACCGGCCACAGTGCACCACGGACCCAATGGGTAGCGGTAACTTTACATATTGGGTATAGTATTAAATAAGCGCAAACCCAGCGGGTCGCGGGTGCTCGGTGGCCGTGGGTCAGTGCATCGATGCATCACGGGATCAGGCTAACCCGCTGGGTCTCTGGTGCTCGGTGGCCGTGCAGCTGGGCGGCGTTGATCCCGTGCGGTGGCCTTGATCCTGGGCCGCGCGCCTTCTGGTGGCCGGACAAAGCAAGGTCCGTGCCAGGGGTGGGGGGACCCCAAGCCCGGCGGCGAGCAATGTCTGGGGTGGTCACCCAGCACCCGTGAATAAAAATACAAATGAAAACCCATTGGGTGATAGCGTGAAAAATATAAAAATTTTTGCAAATGTGATACAGTGACACACAGCTCCAACATGCATGGGGATTGGGAGACGCGTTACCACCGTGGCGCTCTGCGGTGGCAGGTACCAGTCCCCATTCATGTTGGTGAATCAATATCTCGGCCTTAACTGGTGATGACTTGGAGATGGATACCGAGCGCCAACAACATCTAATGTGATACATTTCGACCATGTCACAACTCGCATTGACCACAGACACCCAGCTCCCCGATTGGCTACAGGCCCAACCGCCTGCCGCCCCACGCACCAACAAGCAGGTGATCGCCGAGCTCAACCAGACCATGTTCGAAAATATGTTCGAGGTGGCTTTGGTGCGCATCGCCTGCGGGGTCCCGCTCAAAGAAATCTTGGCCGAGGACTTCCGGCAACCCGAGTACGAGCACTTCCTTCGGTGGATTCATAAGGACGAGGGCCGTAAAAGCCGGTACTACGAGGCCCAAGAGATGGGCGCGGAGATGGTTGCCAGCGAAATGCTGGAAATTGCCGATGCCAGCGACTCACTCGAGGACGTGGCCCGCTCGACCCTGCGCATCAACACCCGCAAGTGGCTCTTGGGCGTGTGGAACAGGAAACGCTTTGGCGATGTGAAGCAAATCGAACAGAACGTCACGATTGACATGGGCGCAGCGATGGCTGACGCCCAAAAGCGCGTGGAGAGCGCACGCACCATAGATGTAGAAGCTAGGATGGTCCGATGAGTCACAGCCCCACGAACAAAGAGCAGGCGCTGATCACAGACCTGCTCCAGTTTAAGTACGACCCACTGGGCTTTGTGCTCTATGCGTTCCCTTGGGGCGTCAAGGGCACACCACTCGAGAAGCTCAAGGGGCCTAGATCGTGGCAGAAGGTGGAGTTCGAACGCATCGGGGAGCACATGATGCTCGACCTCGAGCGCCAACGCATCGGGCTGGGGCCTTCACCCATTTATCTGGCGATCTCGTCTGGTCGCGGGATCGGTAAGTCTGCGTTTTTGGCCATGCTGGACATGTGGGTCATGTCCTGCTGGATCGGGGCCACCACCATCGTGACCGCCAACACCGAGACACAGCTGCGCTCCAGAACCATGGCCGAGTTGGGCAAGTGGCACACCATGGCCATCAACCGCCACTGGTTCGAGAAGAGTTCGATGAGCTTGCGGCCTGCGAAGTGGTTCGCTGAGTTGATCGAGAGCCAGCTGAAGATGGACACCCAGTATTACTACACCGACGCACAGTCGTGGAGTGAGGAGAACCCCGATGCGTTTGCGGGTGCTCACAGCCAGATCGGCATGATGGTCCAGTTCGACGAAGCGTCCGGTATTCCCGACCCCATCTGGCAGGTTACCGAGGGGTTCTTCACAGACTTGGCACCGTTGCGTCTGTGGTTGGCCATCTCGAACCCGCGCCGTAACACGGGCAGGTTCTTTGAGTGTTTCCACAAGGACCGTGCGTTCTGGGAGACCAGATATATCGACTCGCGTACCGTTGAGGGCGTTGACGGTCAGGTGTACCAGCGCATCGCGGACAAGTACGGCGAAGACAGCGACGTGACCCGTGTCGAGGTGAAGGGGCAGTTCCCCCGCACCGGCTCCAACCAGTTCATCGGGCGCGAGACCGTGCAGGACGCCGTGGACCGTGAGCTTCAGCCAGACGATGGCGCACCACTGCTCATGGGTATCGACGTGGCCCGTTTCGGCGATGACGAGAGCGTGATCCGCATGCGCCGAGGGCGCGACGCACGCACGATGCCGAAATTCAAGTACCGTGGCAAGAACACCATGGAGCTGGCCACCGAGGCAGCGACCCTCATCGAACGCTACAACCCAGACGCCGTGTTTGTCGATGGTGGTGGTGTGGGTGGCGGCGTGGTGGACCGTCTGAAGCAGCTGGGCTACCGCGTCATCGAGGTGCAGTCAGGCGAGAAGGCCCACGACCCCGAGAAGTACCTAAACAAACGCGCTGAGATGTGGGGCGAGATGCGCGAGTGGTTGACCTACGGCTGCATCGATGACGACCAAGGCCTGGTTGACGACTTGACCGGACCCGAGTATGGTGTGCACCTGAAGGGGCAGATTAAGCTCGAGAGCAAGGACTCCATGAAGAAGCGCGGGCTGGCCTCACCGGACGACGGTGACGCACTCGCACTGACCTTCGCCGAGCCTGTCGCACGCAGCGACTCGCACATCCTTCGCAGACGATCAGGCATGATGGGTCGCACAGCTTCGATGGACTATGATATATTTGGCCAATAATCTAACTGGAGAATCTCCATGGGAAACGCAATTGCTAAAGTGACAGGTGCTGTCACTGGCCTCGCTGGTAAGTTGCTCGGTGTTGAGCAACCTAAGATGCCAGAAGTGGCAGCGCCAACACCCCCAACCGCAGCAGACACACCATCTGTCGCCACACCCAACGTCCAAGCCGCAGCTCAGGCACAACGCCGACGTGAGCGCATAGCCTCTGGTCGTGGTGCGACCATGCTCTCTGGTGGCAGCAGCGGTGCAGCCTCTGGTAACTCCGCAAGTATTGGCACCAGCAAGCTCTTGGGTGGCTGATCATGAGTAACCTCATCCCCAAAAGCAACATGACCAAACTTGAGTTCAAGAGTGGTCCCAAAGAAAAGAAGTCCCCTCAAGAAGAGGCGATGGAGCTGGCTGAGGACGCTGAGGAAGGCAAGATTGCCACCAAGATGCTGACAGCCATGAGCAAGACATCCGGTAAGGGTGGCGCTGCCGCCAAAGCACTCCTGACTAAGTAACATGAACCCTGATCTGCACTGGCAACGGTCATACACGAACTTCGGCTCCTACGAGAATGAAATCGCTCGTGGGAACGTGCGTGGTGCCTATCCAGTGTCGGCCTACGGTAAGGTGATCAACGCTGGTGCGATGACCTCTGGCCTCGTGCAGTCGCAAGATGGCACAGTGCTGCATGTCCCACAGGGTGTGCAGATGTCGCTGGTCAGCACAAGCGCCAATGACACAGAAGGTGGCACTGGTGTGCACACTGTTGTGGTCGAGTATCTCAACGGTGACCTTGACTATTCGTTCGAGTTGGTGACGTTGAACGGGTTGACACCCGTGACGATGTTGGCCACCGACGTGCGCTGGATTTACAGCGTTCACATGGCCACTGTTGGCAGCAACGCCGCAGCAGTTGGCAACGTGAGCGTCACCAACAACAGCATCACATATGCTTTGATGTTGGCGGGTCAACGATCAAGCTACTCATCGTTCTATCGCGTACCACGTCAGAAGACCATGTACGTCAGTGCGATGTATGGTGGCTCGAGCAGCGGTACAGCGGCGACATCAACGCTGCTTGAGTTTGTGACAAGTCAGATCAATGGTCTTGACCAGCAAGAGACTGGCTTAATTTATCGTCAAGCTGGTATCACACTGCAAGATTCATCGACAACACTCGCACTGAGCATTCCGTTACCTGTTATGGCTGGCCATATCGCTGGCTTCATCGCCACTTGCGATAAAGGTGCGACAATCACAGGTGGCTTTATAGGATGGGTCGAATAATGCCTGCAAAGAGTCAAAACCAACAGCAATTCATGGCCATGTGCCTACACTCCCCTGGTAAGGTCAAGGGTGACTGCCCACCACAAAAGGTGGCTAAAGAGTTTGCTCAGAAGCCCAAAAACGGCTATGACAAAAAGGGGAAGAAATAATGGCTGATGTAGAACAAATTTTGCAGCGTTACCAATCAATCAAGGGCAATCGCTCTAATTGGGAAACGCATTGGGAAGAGATCGCGGAGCGTGTGCTGCCGCGTCAAATGGGTTTCCTCGGTGCACGCACTGACGGTGAGAAAAAGACTCAAAAGGTCTTCGACTCCAAGCCAATGATCGCGCTTGAGCGCTTTGCTGCGGTGATGGACTCAATGCTCACACCGCGCCAACAGAAGTGGCACAACCTGCGCACGACTGACGAGCGCTTGAACAGCAACTTCGAAGTGCAGGATTGGTTCTACAAGGTCAACAACATCTTGTACTCGAGCCGCTACTCACCCAAAGCCAACTTTGCTGGCCAGAACAGTGAACGCTGGACATCTGTGGGTGCGTTTGGTACTGGCTCACTGTTCATCGACTTTCAGCCGGGCGTGGGCCTGCGCTATCGCTGCGTGAACCTGCGCGATACCTATTTCCTCGAGAATCATCAGGGCATGATCGACACGGTCTACCGTGAATTCAAGTTCACCGCACGCCAAGCTGCACAGCAGTGGGGTGAGAAGAACCTGCCCGAGCGCATCATGAAAGCGCTTCAAGAACCGAAGAGTCAAACCCAGACCTTCACGTTCATTCATGTGGTTGCGCCGCGCGAAGACTTTGACCCTACCCGTGCTGACGCACGCGGTAAGCCCTATGCGTCCTACTACATTTCGGTCCAAGACCGCGTGTTGGTGGCCCCAGAGGGTGGTTACACGAGCTTCCCATACTCCATCAGTCGTTATGTGACTGCCCCTGACGAGGTCTACGGACGTTCGCCAGCGATGTCGGCCCTGCCAGACATCAAGATGCTCAATGAGATGGCCAAGACCGACATTCGTGCGGTCCACAAGCTCATCGATCCCCCAATCTTGCTGCATGATGATGGCATCTTGGGTGGTGGCGCGATGACTGTGAACATGCGCCCAGGTGGTTTGAACGTGGGTGGTGTGAACCGCAACGGTCAGGCCATGATGCAGCCGTTTGGCACTGGTGCACGCGTTGACATCAATGAAAACAAGATGCAACAGCGCCGCGACAGCATCGATGACGCGTTCTTGGTCACCCTGTTCCAAATCTTGGTGGACACACCGCGCATGACCGCAACTGAGGCGTTGATTCGTGCTCAAGAGAAGGGCATGCTGCTGACTCCAACCATGGGCCGCCAACAATCGGAGTCCCTTGGTCCATTGATCGAGCGTGAGCTTGATCTGCTGGCATTCCATGGCAAATTGCCACCCATGCCACAGATCTTGATCGATGCTGGCGGTGACTACGAGATCACCTACGACTCGCCAATGAGCCGCATGCAGCGTGCTGAAGAGTTGGTGGGTGTGCAGCGCACGATGGAGCTGTTGGCCCCGTTTGCGCAGATGGACCCAACCGTGCTGGATGTGTTCGACAAGGACCAACTCGCACGCTTGACCGCAGAGGTGTCTGGTGTGCCAACACCTATCCTGCGCAGCCCAGATGCTGTTGCAGAGATTCGCGCACAGCGTGCTCAAGCCGAAGCGGATGCTGCGATGGTTCAAGCCGCGCAGCCAATCGCTGGTGCAATGAAAGATGCTGCGCAAGCAAGTCAAATACTGCAAGGACAATAATTGTCATTTAATCCATTGACCCTGATTCGACGCCGCGCCTACAAGGCGGCGTTCAACAATCCAGAAGGCCGAAAAGTCCTGGCCGACCTTCGGAGATTCTGCCGGGCGAACATGCCCACCGCAGACATCAACAATGTCCAGGCAACGTACCTTCTCGAAGGTCGACGCGAAGTGTGGTGCCGCATTCAGGCCCATCTTCAACTTACCGAAGAGGATGTGTACACCTTAATCGAGGAATATCCTAATGAGTGAAGCTGCTGCCGCCCCAACGGGCGATAACGGTAGTGCCAATGCTGGCGCTGCGAACGGTGCTGGCAATCCATCCCCATGGAACGCTGGCTTTGACGAAGAAACCAGCGCATATGTTGGCAACAAAGGATGGCAAAGCCCTGCTGATATTTTGAGCAGCTACCGCAACTTGGAAAAGTTTGCTGGTGGTAGCAAGAATCTGCTTGAGCTGCCTGGTGTCGATGCTGATCAAACAGCACTGGACAACTTCTACAACAAACTGGGTCGCCCAGAATCGCCAGACAAATACGGTCTCAAAGTGCCTGATGGTGCTGATGCTGAGTTGGCCGAATGGTTCAAACAAAACGCTCACAAGACCGGTTTGAGCGACAAGCAAGCTGCTACATTGTTCGATGCTTGGAACGAGATGAGCGCAAGCCGTCTACAAGCCATGCAGCAATCAGCACTTCAAACTTCCGAGCAGGAAGTCGCAGCATTGCAAAAAGAATGGGGTCAAGGCTACGAAGCCCAGATCGATTCTGGCAAACGTGCTGTGGCTGCCCTAGGCTATGACGCTGAAAAGCTCAACGCTCTTGAGAGCAAAATGGGTACAGCTGAAATGCTGAAATTGTTTGCAGCTGTTGGCTCCAAGATGGGCGAAGACAGTTTTGCTGACGGCAACCGCTCGGGCAACACCACCTTCGGTCTCACACCTGCTGCCGCAGCGCAACAGATCGCTGACCTGAAAATGGACAAGAATTTCATGAGTGAGTATCTGAACGGCAACAAAGATGCCGTTGCCAAGATGCAACGCCTGATGGGCTTCGCACATGGCTGATATTCACGAAGTCCGCTTGCGGATTCTTGAAGCCGTGCTTCCCCAAGCTACCCGTGTGGGGCTTGGGGAACCTGACCAGATCGTGACAGTTTGCACACATTTGGAAAAATATGTGCTAGACTCCGCGCAAATAGGTGAGAAGTTATCGGACTCACCGCCCAAACGTCCACCGGGTCGGCCCTCTATCAAGGGGACAACCAGCCACGAGTCGAATGGAAACCTCGGCCCCGCTATTGGTGGATAAGTCGAATCAACCGCCCGATTTTTGATTCAACTTTTTTGGAGTATTCACCATGAGTGACCAAATTTCTACTGCATTTGTGCAGCAATACACGACTAACGTCGGTTTGCTGTTGCAGCAACGCGGCTCCAAGCTGCGTGACGCTGTTTCCGTGGGTTCCTATACCGGCAAGGCTGCCAAAGCTGTCGAGCAAATCGGCTCTGTGACTGCCCAAGCCCGCACTAGCCGTCATAGCGACACTCCCCTGATCTCGACTCCTCACGATGCTCGTTGGGTTTTCCCAACTGATTATGAGTGGGCTGACTTGATCGACGACCAAGACAAGTTGCGCATGCTGATCGATCCGACCAGCCCCTACGCAATCAACGGTGCTTACGCTCTGGGTCGCGCAATGGATCAATTGATCGTTGACGCTGCTTTGGGTACAGCCAAGACCGGTGAAAACGGTACAACCAGCACTGCTTTCGCTACAGCCACTCAACAAGTGACTGTCGGTGGCACACCTTCTGGTTTGACTGTTGACAAACTTCGCGCTGCTAAGAAGATCCTCTTGGCCAACGAAGTGGACATGGAAATGGACCCATTGTTCATCGCCGTGACCGCCAAGCAATTGGATGACCTCTTGGGTACCACTCAAGTGACTTCTTCTGACTACAACACCGTGAAAGCATTGGTGCAAGGTCAAGTTGACACATTCATGGGCTTCAAGTTCATCCACACTGAATTGTTGGGTGTGAACGGTTCGAGCCACCGTCGTGTTGTTGCTTGGGCTAAGTCCGGCATTCACCTCGGCATGTGGAACGACATCAATTCCAAGATCGACCAACGCGCTGACAAGTCGTATTCGACTCAGGTGTACGTCAAGGGTACCTTTGGTGCCACACGTACCGAAGAGAAGAAGGTCGTTGAAATCTTGTGCGCTGAGTAATAGGAGAAATAATCATGGCTCAAACTTACGCAACCGAGATTTCCGGTCAATCTGCAACTCCAACTACCATGGCAAATGGTGGTGTCGTTGGTGGCCGTCTGCGCCGCTTCCGCGCCACTGTGACCTTGGCCTCTCAAGCCTCTGGCGACACAATCGTGTTGACCAAAGTGCCTGCTGGTCATGTGTTCTCCCATGGCGTGATCAACGCTTCTGCAACCTTGGGCGCTTCTGCAACCTTGGCCATCGGTAACGCTACAACAGCCGGTAAATACCGCGCTGCTGCCGTGTTCACTGCCGCTGCTCCAACATTGTTTGGTGACGTTGGCGCGATGGACGACAGCGCGTTGACCGCTGAAGAAACTGTTCTCGCTACAGTCGGTACTGCTGCTCTTCCAAGCAGCGGCACTCTGTGCGTTGACTTGTTCTTCTCGGCTCCCTAATTAGGGAAAACTGGACAAGGGGCTTCGGCCCCTTGTTCTTCTTTTTTCAGGTGACTCTATGCCATCAGTCGTTGACATTTGTAACAAATCCCTCGACAAGTTGGGACATGGACCCATCACCAGTTTAGAAGACGGATCTAAGGCGGCAAACCTTTGCCTGCGCAACTGGCATATCATTCGTGACCAAGTGCTGCGCGATCACCCTTGGAACTTTGCCGTCAAACGCTCTGTCCTAGCACCGAGCACTGAAGCCCCAGCGTGGGGGTTCACTTACAAATTCCCACTCCCTGCTGACAGCTTGCGACTTTTGGAAGTCCGCGATATGTCGACAGCTGAGTACCAAGTCGAGTCTGGCCACATCATGGCCAATGACAACGCTCTCTACATTCGCTACACCCGCAAAGTCACCGACCCGAACGAGTTTGATTCTCTGTTTGTTGACACGGTGGCTACGCGCCTTGCCTTTGAAATCTGCGAAGCACTGACACAGAGCAACTCAAAGAAGGCTGATTTGTGGAACGAATACGATGACAGTATCACTCGCGCCAAACGTGCAGACGGGCAAGAAAACCCACCTGTGATGTTTGAAGAAGACGAGTGGATTAACGTGAGGTATTGAGATGGCAAAAGCCTCACCAATGCAAAACTCGTTCAACGCGGGTGAGTTGTCACCTCAGTTGAAGGGTCGCGCTGACATCGACAAATACAAAAATGGTTGTGACACCATGACCAATTTTTTGCCGCAGATCTACGGACCTGCACGCAAGAGACCTGGTACTCGATTCATCAGAGAAGTCAAAACCTCCAGCAAGGCCACACGCCTCATACCCTTTGAGTACAGCACCGAGCAAGCGTATGCGCTTGAATTTGGTGAATACTACATCCGCTTCCATTCTGAGGGCGGTACGGTATTGAGTGGTGGCTCACCTTATGAGATCGCATCGCCCTACAGTGAAGCAGATCTCGAGAACCTTGACTTTGCTCAATCGGCTGATGTGATCTACATCTCCCACCCGAACCACGCACCTCGCAAACTTGGTCGCTATGCTGCGATCAATTGGGTGTTGAGCACTGTGACATTCGCATGGCCACCCTTCAATGATCAAAACGTGGGGACCACCACAATCACAGCATCTGCTGTGACAGGCACGGGCATTACATTGACTGCGTCAGCAGCATTGTTCTCGTCTGGCATGGTTGGCACCTATTACATGTTTGAAGAGGTCATCGAGTCCAAATATGACATTTGGGAGGCCGGTAAGGCTGTGACCTCTGGTGCGTTCCGTCATTACGACGGTAATCTGTATGAAGCCACCTCGAGTGGTACGACAGGCATTCGCCCACCGATTCACTATGATGGCACTGAGAGTGACGGCACGGTCAATTGGATCTTTCGTCATGATGGCGCAGGCTATGCCCAAATCACGGCGTATACCAGCACCACTGTAGTCACTGCAACAGTGATCAAACGCCTGCCTGCTACAGCAACCTCTGGGACCATCAAGTGGTCTGAGGGTGCGTGGTCATCCAATCGTGGCTACCCAACATCGATCACGTTTTATGAAGACCGCTTATGGTTTGCAGGTTCTGCCTCACGTCCTCAGACAATTTGGGCATCGGTGACTGGCGACTATGAGAACCACAAGTACGGTACGAATGCCGACGATGGTCTGAACTACACCATCAACACGCAGGACATGAACACCATTGAATGGTTGTCCCCAGGCAAGGTATTGTCGATTGGTACAGCCAACGGTGAGTTCACTTTGAGTGCAACAAACCTCACCGATGCTGTCACACCAACAGACGTGGTCATCAAGCCTCAGACATCCTACGGTAGCAGTGCTGCGATTCGCCCAATCCGTGTGGCTGGTTCAATCATTTTTGTGCAGCGTGCTGGCCGAAAGTTGCGCGAGTACGTTTACAACTTCCAGACCGATGCCTACATCGCATCAAACCTGACAGTTTTGGCAGAGCACATCACCAAAACAGGCATTGTCGACCTCGCGTACCAACAAGAGCCGTACCAGATCGTCTGGGCACCTTGCACCAATGGTGAGCTGATCGGATTGACCTTTGAGCGTGCTGAAGAGGTTGTTGGCTGGCATCGTCAGGACGTTGGTGGCTTTGTTGAGTCAGTGGTGGCATTACCTCACTGGGACGGTGACCAAGACGTTTTGTGGATGATTGTGAAGCGCACCATCAACGGCACTACCAAGCGCTATATCGAGTACATCGAGAAGTATTACTCTGACGAATATGCGTTCTACGTCGACTGTGGTCTCACCTACGATGGTGTGCCTGCTGATGTGATTTCTGGCCTCACCCACCTCGAGGGTGAGGAAGTTGCTGTCTTGGTTGACGGTGCTGTCCACCCCAATGTGACTGTGACCGGTGGTCAAGTGACGCTTCAGTATGAAGGTTCAGTTGTCAACATAGGTCTGCCCTACACGGCCACTGTCAAGACCATGCCCATGGAAGCTGGTGCTGCCGATGGCGTGGCGCAGGGTAAAACTATGCGCGTAAACAACATCGTGATGCGCCTGCATGAGACTGGTCCAGGTCTTTGGTATGGTCCAAATTCCAACACCATGGACGAATATCAAGTGCGTCGCACCACCAACAACATGGACCAACCCGTCCCATTGTTTACTGGTGATACCGCGCTGCTCCCATGGCCGGGCGAATATCAGCAGTCGCCGCAGATCACAATCGAACATCGACTCCCGCTACCGTGTACACTCGTGGCAGTCATGCCGCAGGTATTCACTTATGATCGTTAAACCTTGGACCAAGGGGGACACTCATCGACTGTCCCTCCAGTCAAATCAGAGCTATCACGAAGACTCTCTCAATGAGGAGACTGATTTTTCTGAGCTGGCTGAACAAGGTTTGGCGTTGACATTTGAGCACGATGGTGAGGTGATGATGATTGCCGGTCTCGCCCCTCAGTGGAAAAACCGCGCGATTGCATGGACCCTGATTTCAAAGAACGCAGGTAGGCACTTTGTCGAGCTGCACCGCTACGTTGACAACTTCTTGAACACGTCCGACTTTGATCGGATCGAGTCGATGGTTGATGTGGGCTTTGAGGCAGGTCATCGTTGGATGAGAATGCTCGGGTTTGAGACTGAGGGTTACATGCGCAAGTACCGCCCAGATGGTGGTGACATGGTGCTCTACGCGAGGATACGACAATGAGTAGCTGGTTAAAACTTGGAGGCGCTGGGCTTGAAGCCAAGGGCGTTTTAGAAGAAGGTCTAGCCTCATACCAGGCTGGTCAGTACAACGCTGCCTCTGCGCGAACCCAGGGGGTCGTGGAAGAGAATCGCCGCCGCACAATTGGTAAAAAAGAAATCAGCAAAACCCGCACGGGTGTTGCCAAGTCGGGTGTGACCTTTGAGGGTACGCCTTTGAACGTGCTTGTCGAGTCCGCAGCCAATGTGGAAATTGACGCGCTCAACGCCCGCTGGTCGGGTGAGCAACGTGCGAGAATGGAAGAGTACAAAGGCTATACGGCCTACAAGTCATCTCAGCTTCGAGCTACCGCTATTCTGGCCAAAGGCACTGCTGACTTTCTTGAATCAGGTGAAAAAGCAGCCGCTAAGGCTGGAGGATAAATCATGGCTAAATTACCGGTCTACGAACAACAAACACGCGCTGAGACACCAGTCGCCACTGCTGAAAGCATGGGTGGTTCAATGGCTCGTGCAACTCAAGACATTGGTCGCACGTTGGCTGACATTGGTGAAACCATGCAGCGCCGTGAGAGCACAATCGACCGAGTTCAAAAGCTCAATACGTTTGACCAAGAAGCCGTCACAAGCCTCGAGGCCCTTCAATCGGACGAGAGTATTTCCTCCAAGTCAACTCTGGACAAATACCAGCAGACTCTGCGCCAACGCGGTGACGAGCTGATTGCCAAACACACAGGCTCTGGTGAGAGCCGTGCAGCACTTCGCGCACAAATCGACAACCAGATTGGTCAGTACACCAAGTCTGCGATGGGTGCCCAGATCAAGGCCCAGCACAGCCTCATCGGTAAGTCAATCGAAAAGTCTGCCAATGCTTTGGCATTGACCGCAGGCATGGCCCCCGATCAGTATGTGAACGCACTATCCCAGTTCGATTCGGATCTGAGCCAGTTTGATGGTTCGATCCCTAAAGATTTATTGGACCAATATCGTGAGTCTGGTCGTTCCCAGATCGCTACAAACGCGGTCAACAGCTTGATTCAGAGCAGTCAGTACGACAGCGCCAAGGCGTTGATGTCAGATCCAACAATTGCCCCACTACTCAGTGCGGATGCTGGCCGTCAGTTCTCGATGAACATCGCTGTTGGTACATACAAGAAAGAGCAGGACATTGTTCGCCAAAACCAAAACGTGGCTAAGTTCACTATGGCGTTGGGTCGCAACCTGACCCCTGAAGAGCAGATCAAAGTGCGCATGTTGCCAGAGAAAAAGAACATGACTGCCGCTGATGAAATCATGCAATTGGAGATCGTCCAGGGTAAGCCAGCATCTCAAGCTCAGGTTTCTGACATCCTTGGCGTCAAGGGTCAGTTTGGTGACAGCTTGCAGGGCCGTGCCCTCAACTACATCACAGACAATGCAACTCGTTATGCCAATGGCATGATGACTCCAGAAGAGCGCCTCAACTTCGAGGTGTCTTACAACGAGGCATACAAGCCAATCGAGAAGACAGATCCTGTGACTGGCATGATCACAAAAATCACGCCTGCAATTCCCCCATTCATCCAGCAGGCCATGAGTCGTGGCGCACGCTTTGGTGGCGGTGGTGCTCCTCGCCCAGCGGCTCCTCCAGCAATGCCAAGCGGTGGTGGCGGTGCTCCCGCAGCATCCAGCGTTGCCCCAGTGCAAGCTGGTGAAGGTCAACCAATCCCATCGAACCCTAGCGACCAACGTAGCATTTGGGATCGCCGTGCCAACATCGTAGGTCCCGTGGCAACCGCACGCTCCGCTATCCAAGCTGTACCAGGCGTTGGCCCAGCGGCTGCGACATCCGTGTTTGGCGCAGAAGAAACTCGCCAAGCTGATGCTGACCGTGTCTACGTCGAAAACGCTTCCCGTGACCTAGTTCGCGTGTTGCAAAACAACCCGAAGTTCGCAGAGGGTGAGCGCAAGGCCATCGAGAAAGAAATCAGCGTTGGTCCAGAAATGTTCCGCAGCGTTGAGTCCTATGAGGGCAAGTTGATCGGTATCAATCAATCCCTGCAAGACCGCCTCAACGATGCACAAAAAACCTTGACTTCTCAGGTCAGCTTGGAAGAACGCAAGCGTGCAACTGATAACATCAACGCCATCACACAATTCCGTCAAAAGCTGGGCTTGCCTGTAATGGTCAAGACAGCCGAAGACGCACAACGACTGGCTCCGGGCACTCGATTCATGGACCCTTCCGGTAACGAATTTACGAAGAGGTAAGCATGGCTGATCCAAAGCGCATTGAATTGAGGGGGATGGCAACACCCGACACGGACTTCTCTAAGTACGGTGACCCAATTCGTAAAGACGCCAACGCTGGTGTCGACTTCTCGCAGTTTGGTACACCCGTTGGTCCAAAGAAGCCAACTGGTACTGAGATGGCCGGTGCTGCCGGTGAGCAGGCTGTCCGTGGTGGCTTAGTCAGTGCTGGCGTGGTTGGCGGTGCAATGACAGGTGCTGGTCTTGGCATGATGGCCGCACCAGTTGCTGGCCCAGCCGCCCCTGTGATTGGTGGCCTTGCCGGTGCGGCCTATGGTGCATGGGCAGGTGAGACCGCAGCCTCTGGCTTCGGCATTCAGCCCGTCGAACAACTCGAGCCGGGCCTGCGCCCAGCTGGCTATTTCGGTGAAGCCGTTGGTGGCGCGGCAGCATTTGCTGCTGGCCCCTATGCCGCTGCCCGCGCGGGTTACCGCTTTGGTGAAAGCATGGTCGGCAACCTGATGAACACCATCATCGACACAGCCAAGGCAAGCCCGATCAAGTTTGGTCTAGCCGAGGCTACATCTGCCATCTCGGCAGGTGGTGGTGCTGCGCTGGCTGAAGCTGGCGCACCCGGTAAGACTGGCATCCGTGTCACAGCCGAAACCCTTGGTGGCATGTTCAACCCCACTCGTTTGACCATGGACGCTGCGACCTATGTGGGTGGCATGGCCAAGCGCGGCCTTGAGTCGTTTAGCCCAGCAGCCCGTGAAACGTCTGCCGCTAAGACTTTACAAGAGCTATTTAAAGTAACAGGTGAAGATCCTGTCATCATCGCCCGCATCCTGCGTGAGCAGGGTATCGTGGGTAGCGAAAAGCTCACAGCTGCTCAAAAAACAGGCAGCATGGCCCTTGGTGCTCTTGAGGATTGGCTGGCCAAATCCAGCGCCCAGTTTGGCGCTGAGTCCCAGCAAAAGGCCCGTGATGGCCTCGATGCCATCCGTGGTCAGATCACCCTGTTGAGCAACACTGGCGACCCTGCTGCATTGGCTGCGGCAGCTCAAGCACGCACGGTGTACTTCCGCAACCTGATCACCGCCCGCATGGACGGCGCGTTGCAGGACGCCCAGAAGGCCGCTGCCAAGATCACCTCAGACACCCCAGAGGCCCGCGCTCAGTTGAGCGTGATCGCCCGTGATGCCCTGAGCAAGTCGATCAGCGATTCGCGCGCGGCTGAGAAAGAATTGTGGAACAAGGTAGACGGCACTCGCAAAGTCGGCTTTGAGAATCTGCAAAGCACATTCGACGAGAAGGTGGCCGAGTTGTTGCCCGAGGTGCGCAGCCAGAAGTTGCCAACAATCGTGCAGCAGTTCTTGACGCGTGTCAGTGCCCCCAAAGAACCCGCAAAGTCACTGATCATCTTGCCCGAGAACATGACTCGCGCAGGCGCTGCACCAGAGGTGGTGGGTACCACAGTCAAAGAGATGCGCCAGCTGCGCAGTGAGCTGCTTGATTTGTCTCGCACCTCCACAAACGCTGGTGAGTTTGGTCAGGCCAAGATTTACAGCGACCTCGCTGAGTCGGTGCTCGATGACATGGATAAGGCATTCGTTCAGGCTGGTGACACCGCCTACGATGCTGCCCGCACCTTCTCGCGTGAGTTCAATGACACCTTCACCCGTAGCTTCGCAGGTAAGGTCATGGCATCTGGTCGCTATGGTGACCGCATGGCCCCTGAGCTGACTTTGCGCAAGGCACTGGCCACCGGCAAAGAAGCTGGCGCGATCCAACTCGAGGAGCTGGAAGCAGCCACCCGTTTCATGGTGACCCGTGGCTTGGCCGATGACACCAACGTGCGCAATATGCTCGATGCCCAAGAACGCATCATTCGACTGGCCGCATCCGACACAGTGAACCCACTGACCGGTAAGGTGGACCCAACTCGCGTGAGTAAGTTCATCAAGGACAACGAGATCTTGATGAAGCGTTTCCCCGAGATCAAGAACGACTTGACCCTCGCTGTGACATCCGAGCAGGCAGCCCGCCGCATGGAGAGTTTGGCCAAGGGTCAGATCGATGTGATCGACAAGCAGAAAGCCTACGGTCGCATGCTTGCCTCAGACCCCGTGGAAATGGCCAGCAAGGCCCTTATTTCGACGAATCAAGAGCAGCAGCTGACCAACCTCATCAACATCGCCAAAGCGGGCTATACGCCCCGTGGTGGTGTGCCGGGTCTCAAGCCCGCAGAGGCATTGGATGGCTTCCGCGCTTCGGTCTACGATGCTGCGATCCGTCGCGGTACAGACAAGAACGGCATCATGAACATCGCACAGACCAAAAGTCTGCTGTTCGTGCCGTCCGTGCCTGGCCAGAAGTCACCCATCCAAGTCATGCAAGACGCTGGGGTGGTGGATGCCAAGCATGTGGCAAACCTCAAGAAGATGTTCGACACGGCTGAGGCGATCACTCGCTCACAGACTGCCGGTACGGCCATTGACATCAAGACTGACCTGACTGATGCCGCCATGGTGACCATGAGTCGTATGGTAGGTTCAGCTGTGGCCGGTAAGGCTGCAAAGCTGGCAGGCTCTGCCAGCCCATCCCTGATCATCCACGGTGCAGGTGCACGTTTGGCCGAAACCGTGATGACTAAGTTACCTACCCAAAGCGCACAAAAGTTCTTGATCGAAGCAGCCAACGACCCACAAAAACTGGCTATGTTGCTCGAAAAAGTGACAGACCCTGCAAAACAGGCAGCACAGGCTCGTCAGATCCACGCATGGCTTGTACAATCAAATCTAGTGAATGCCCAGAATCTGGTTGCGCCGACTTACGAGCAACAACCTGAGCAAACACCATTCTTCACACAACCTCGCTAATTGAGGACTGACGATGACCATCAGCACAACAGCATCCCGAATCTCCTATAACGGAAACGGTGCGACAACAGCATTCAGTTTCCCGTATCGCTTTCTGACGAATGCTGACCTGACCGTCATCAAAGTTGCAGCAGACGGCACTGAAACCACACTCGTACTCAACACCAATTACACCGTCACTGGTGCAGATGATGATGCTGGCGGCACGGTCACTGTGAGTGTTGCCCCATTGTCTGGTCAGCGTCTGGTCATCTTCCGTGAAATCGATATCACCCAAGAGGTTGACTACATCACTGGTGACGCGTTCCCTGCTGAGACACATGAACGTGCTCTGGACCGCTTGACCATGATCGCCCAGCAGCATCAGGATGCGATTGACCGTTCGGCCAAACTGCCTGAGACAAGCACTGAAGATGCTGATGCGCTGATTGCCGACATTATTCGTCTTGCTGATAGTGCTGATGAGATCGATACTGTTGCTGGTATTGAAGCCAACGTGACCACTGTCGCGGGTATTGCTGCTAACGTGACCACTGTCGCGGGTATCGCTGCGAACGTCACCACTGTGGCGGGTATCTCTGCCAACGTGACCAGCGTGGCCGGTAACGCGACCAACATCAACACTGTGGCGGGTAACAACTCCAACGTGACCACTGTGGCAGGTATCTCTGCTGCCGTGAGCGCCGTGGCTGCTGATGCTACAGACATTGGTACTGTGTCGACAAACATCGCTTCGGTGAACAGCGCGGCCACCAACATGGCGGCCATCATCGCTGCGCCAACTGAGGCGTCAAACGCTGCGGCCAGTGCCGTGTCTGCTGCCAACTCGGCTGCTGCTGCTGCCACTGCGTTGGACAGCTTCGACGACCGGTACCTCGGCTCCAAGGCATCTGATCCAACGCTCGACAACGACGGCAACGCGCTGGTGACTGGCGCTCTGTACTACAACTCCAGCACTCAGGTGATGAAGGTGTACGACGGTGCGAACTGGATTGCTGCCACGGCTGCTGGCACAACCGCGATGTCGGTCTACAAGTACGTGGCGACTGCGGGCCAAACGACGTTCAGCGGTGCTGCTACTGTTGGCGGCACGATGTCGTACACCAGCGGCAACATCCTTGTGTTCTTGAACGGCTCAGGCTTGGACAGCACAGACTACACCGCGACAAACGGCACAAGCGTTGTGCTTGGCTCTGCTGCTGCGTTGAATGACGAGCTGGTGATTGTGGCGTTTAAGTCGTTCACTGTGGCTGACACATACACCAAAGGCGAAGTCGATGGCTTCGCAGTGAAGCTCACCGGTGCTCAGACGGTTGCTGGCGTCAAGACATTCAGCAATCGACCACTGTTCTCTGGTGGCATCGACTTGAATGCTAACGGTCAGATTAAATTTCCAGCAGCGCAAAATGCCAGTGCTGACGCAAACACGCTGGATGATTATGAGGAGGGGACGTTTACTCCAACTGTTACTTTCAACGGAGCAAATGCAGGCCTGACTTATGCTTCGCGTGCTGGAGAATATACAAAAATTGGCAACGTAGTAATTGTTCGTTTTGGATTTTCATTAAGTGCAAAGGGTAGTTCAACAGGTTCTTTGCGAATTGAGAATTTGCCATTTCCGATTAAATCAATTTCCTATGGAGATGCGTCTGCAATTATGAATGGTTCCAACTGGACTAGCTTGACCGCTGGTCTTAACATGCTTGGCGCGAATGGCGGTACGTTAGCGTATTTGCGAACTCAGACAACATCAGGAAATGCTGATGTTACAAACAGCAATACAAACAACAATTCAGAAGCCTACGGGACTTTTGTCTACACCACAACATAAAAGGAACACACCATGTCACTCACAGAAACCAAAGTCATCGACCAAATCACCGTCACCGAGAACGGCACAGTCTTGTACCGTGAAGCAACTCGCATCCTCAAGGACGGTGAGCAGATCGCGCAGACATTCCATCGCACATCGCTGACACCAGCGCAAGACTTAACTAGTCAGCCAGAGCAGGTCGTTGCGATCTGCAACGTGGCATGGACACCAGAGGTGATCGCTGCGTATCAGGCGCAGGTAGCAGAGCAAGCTGCGCGCGCAGCACAGGAGTAAGCCATGAGCAACGCAAGAGAATTAGCCGAACTCGGTGGTAGCTACGGCACTGGCGGGTTTGTGGGGATGAAGAACCGCATCATCAATGGTGCGATGATGATTGACCAGCGTAATGCGGGGGCTAGTGTTACTCCTGCAACTGGAGCTTATACGCTTGACCGCTGGCGTACTGAGCAATCTGGCGGGGGTGTTTATACGGTTCAACAATCAACAACAGCTCCAACAGGTTTTAAAAATAGTCTTCTCGTCACCGTGACAACCGCAGATGCTTCTATTGCGGCTGGAGATTACTACGACTTTGAGCAGTTTATTGAGGGTTTTAACGCCATAGATTTGGCATGGGGTACCGCAAGTGCAAGCCCAGTGACTTTATCTTTTTGGGTGCGTAGTTCTGTAGTTGGCACTTTTGCTGGCTCTTTTGTTAATTCTGACGCTAACCGTGCTTATGTATTTACCTACACAATCAATGCTGCTAATACTTGGGAGCAAAAAACTGTTACCGTTCCTGGCTGTACTGATGGTACATGGTTGACAACCAATGGTCGAGGCATTGGTTTATATTTTGATTTGGGTAATGGTTCTACATATCAAGGTGCTGCTGGTTCTTGGTTGACCTCTTATGCTATTGGCACATCGTCAAGCGTTAAGTTAATCTCTACTGTCGGAGCCACCTTCTACATCACAGGCGTTCAACTAGAAAAAGGCTCAACAGCAACGAGCTTTGACTACCGCCCGTATGGTACTGAGTTGGCTTTGTGTCAGCGGTATTATCAGCACATGACAGCATCAACAAGTTCTAGCAGTTATAATTCTTATGGAACAGGTTTTGTTGTTGCATCCACATACGCTTTTGTCCAAATACCATTACTGACACCCCTGCGTTCTGCTCCGACCTTAACTAATGCAACAGTTAGCCAATTTAGAGTAGGTTTTACAACCTGCACAGCACTATCTATAAATTCTGCTAACCATATGAATGTAAGTTTAAGGGCTGATGTTGCTTCAGGATTAACTACTGGTCAGGGTTGTCAGTTTGATTCAAACAACAATCAAACATCGTTTATTGGTCTTTCTTCGGAGCTATGATGATTCAATACAAACTTCAAAAAGGTTACATGGATGAAATTTGCTCTGTAACTATTGTTGGGCAAAACATCAGCATCCCCTTCGACCCCGCCAACACTTGCTACCAGCGTTATCTTGTTTGGTTGAGCGAAGGTAATACTTCTCTGCCTCCTGATGAACCTATTGAGCAAAATGAGCAACCATTATCTTAATCGCTACAAAAAGTTTATTGATGCGCTAAAAACCCAGCGCATTGATGGCTATTTTGAAAAACACCACATCGTGCCTAGAAGCATGGGCGGTGGCGATGATGCGTCTAACATTATTTGTTTGACATTGCGCCAGCACTACATTGCACACTGGATGCTGTGGAAGGCTTACGGTGGAAAAATGGCTGTTGCGTTTGATTACATGAACGGAATTAAGAGGTACGGCTACCGCTTAACGGGTAGAACAATTAAACTTCTTAGCCAAGATGTTTCTAAGCGTAGAAGTGAGCGACCAGTATCTGTTGAAACAAGAGAAAAACAACGCCAAGCAAAGCTAGGCAAGAAGCTGTCTGTTGAACACGTTGAAAAAGTACGTCAAACTCGAATAGGCAGAAAGCTATCTGACGAATGGAAGGCCAACGTAGCTGCTGCAAAGCGAGGCAAAAGCAATGGTCGTCTTGGTCACATAATGACTGAAGAAACCAAACAGCGTATTGGCGATGCACAGCGTGGCGCACTTAATCATATGACGGGCCGTAAGCACAGTTTAGAAACACGAGAAAAAATGAGGATTGCACACATGGAACGAAAACAAAACCAAGCCTATTTGAAATGGCTGGCCGAGGGCAACACGCCTGAACCAGCTGACGAGCCAGTGAGTGAAGCATGAGCGATACCATCTCAGTGACGGAGGCTAAATTGCAAACTCACGAAGCCGTGTGCGCGCAACGCTATGAAACAATCACAGACAGATTGGAAAAAGGCGCTGAACGCATGGACAAGATGCAGTATCTGATTTATGCGGTGCTTGCCGCTGTGCTTCTCGGCCCTGGTGCTGCCGCTGAGTTCTTCAAAAAGCTGATCGGCCTGTGATGTGGGCCCAGAGTACCTCATCGCTTTGCAAGCGCTTCGAGGTGCTTGGGCGGGCATTCAGTATTGCTGTGACGCGCTCAACGGCGGCGCTGTTGAGATTCGTCAGGCTAAGAAAACAATCGAAGGCGGGGTCGCAAGTGCCAAGGCTATCTACAAAGAAGTCAGCGGACTGTGGGACTGGTTTCTCAATCTTTTTGGTGCAGCACCTGCGCGAGCTGTTGAGTCTAAACCATCTATTGATATTTCATCAAGCGCACCAGCAACTGTCGATGCGCCTAAAGCAAAAACAAAACGCAAGTCAGAGCCAGAGTACCTTGACGAAGACGCAGTTGTCCAGCAATTTATTGAAGACCTCGGAGTCTGGTTCGATGCCTACCATGAACTGAAAGCAATCGCAGACAAAGCATACATAGAGATTTTCAGCAAAGACGTTGTAGATCAGAAAGAGGTTTTAAAGCTCACACAGTTGCAGGTAGAACTTGACAAGGCCTACCCAGACTTAATGAGCCAGATGACATCACGAGCACCGTGGCAGCTTGGGCCAATCTGGTCTAGGTTCAACGAGATGCAGGACAAGGTAGCAGCGAAACAGGAGGCCCGCAGAGTACAGGAGAAGAGGCAAAGAGCCAAACGTGCAGCCGAAGAAGCACAACGGCGCAGTGACCAGATTGATCGCAACATGACATGGTTCTGGGCGATCACACTGGTCAGCTACTTCTGGGTGTTAATGGGGACTGTATGGATAAGCGCGAATCAAATGCCTTGATTTTTTTGTTGTGTCTGATCGTCGGCATTTTGTTTGCGTTGCTCTTCTTGGCGTTGCTGGAGGCTGGCAAGTACAAAGGCAGGCTGGATCACAGCACGCGCGAGAATAACAGGGCGGCAATCGCATTGCGCGAGAGTCGTGAGAAGTTGGAAAGATTATTAAAGGCTGTGAAAGCCACCGAGAAAGGTGAACAGTGAGATACGTTTTATTGATGATCGCTTTGGTGGCGTCCGTCTTCATCTTTGGTGAAGATCGCTATCGCTACCCAT